CAATGGCAAAAGCAGATGACCGTTTTATAGAAGATCGATTAGCAATGATGGAGTCAGAAGGATGGCTCGACCTTATTGCTGATTTAGAGACTATTCAGGAAGGTGTGGTCAACATCGACACAATGACTGATGAAAAAGACCTATGGGAAGCCAAAGGTCAGTTGAACATTTTAAGATTCATTTTGACTCTTGAAAATTCAACAAAAATCGCAATGGAACAATCTAACGAAGATTAACTCTTAGTAAGACTCCAATTTATCACTTCATAACCCCACAGGGGCGGAGAAACCATGTCAAGTATAGTAGTAGATGAAGCATCTTCAGCGGATGCACCAATAACAAATGAACAGGAACAAGTAACAGAAGCAACAACTGAAGTTACACAAGAGGCACAGGCGGAAGAAACTCCACAACCTGAATCTACCATTCCTGAGAAATTTGCTGGGAAGTCAACGGAAGAATTAGTAGAGATGTACCAAAATGTTGAGAAGATGATGGGTAAGCAAGCCAGCGAAGTTGGTGAGCAACGCAAATTAATTCAAAGCCTAATGGAATCTCAAAACAGAGCAGCAGAAGCTACTCCAAATGTAGAAGAAACTGTTAATTTTGAAGATCAGTTTTATAGCGATCCTGCCGAGGCAGTAAACAAAGCTATAGAAAATCATCCAGAATTAATAGAAGCAAGACAAGAACGAAAAATCCAGCAACAACAACATCAAGTCGGTGTCCTGGAAAAAGCATACCCAGATTGGCAAGATAGAGTAGCCAGTAAACAGTTTCAAGATTGGGTAGGCTCATCTGAGATACGCACAGAGATGTTTAGAAAAGCCGATAGTGATTATCGACCTGACTATGCTATAGAACTATTCGATATGTTCGATAAAGTCAACATGATTGACAAGACCAAAGAAGTTCAGAAGCAAGAAACAGCGAAAAGAGATAAAGCACTTAAAGCGACTTCAACTGAGACTCGTTCTACTTCAGACGCTATAGCTGGAAAAAAAGTCTACAGGCGAGCTGATTTAATCAACTTGCAGGTAACAGACCCATCTCGTTACGCATCATTGTCTGATGAAATTCAGTCAGCATATGCGGAGGGAAGGGTTAAATAATAATACTATAAAGGAGAAGTAAAATGGCTTTGGGTACAAACCAAGTAACGACTTCCGTAGCTAATAACTTCATCCCCGAACTATGGAGTGATGAAGTAGTAGGTGCATATAAGTCAAATCTAGTGGTTGCTAATTTAGTAACTAAGTTATCTCACAAAGGTAAAAAAGGCGACACAATTTATGTGCCAGTACCAGCGAGAGGTAGTGCAAGTGCTAAAGCAGCAAACACAGAAGTAACACTATCAGCAGCGACTAACACAAAGATCACAATTAGCTTGAATCAGCATTACGAATATTCAAAACTAATTGAGGATATTGCAGAAGTACAATCACTTTCTTCAATGAGAAAGTTTTATGTTGATGATGCTGGTTATGCTTTAGCAAAACAAGTAGACACCGATCTTTTTGCATTAGCAGAAGGATTTCAAGGTGGTACAGTAGGTGGTTCTGCTGCTGCATCTTACGAGAAAGCTGTTAAAGGTAGTGATGGTACTACTCTTTATACTGGTAACTCATCTAACGCAGCAGACATCACAGATGCAGGTATTCGTAGAATGCTACTAACTCTTGATGATGCAGATGTACCGATGGACAATCGTGTAATGGTAGTTCCACCAATTGCAGCTAATGACATGCTTGGAATTAACAGGTTTACAGAAGCACAGTTTATTGGCAACGGTGATGCTATAAAAACTGGGAAAATCGGTCAAATCTACGGTGTTGATGTATTCATTTCATCAAACTGTCCTTCAGCAGCAGGTAATTCTGGTGCTGACAGAGTAGGTATGCTAATGCACAAAGATGCTCTAGTTTTAGCAGAGCAATTAGGTGTTCGTACACAATCAAGTTACATTCAACAGTATCTTGGTGATCTCTTTACCGCAGACACAATCTACGGTGTTGCAGAGATGCGTAACGATGCTGGTGTAGCTTTCGTAGTACCTGG